TCTAGCCATAGCTGATCCCATGCCACCAACAGAGTCTCTGCCAGGTATGCCTTGTTTTTTAGCGTTACTAAATAGTCCCATTAAGAAATGCCTTTAAATTTCTTGCCTCTAAGAGCAGCACCTGTTCCTCTTGACTCACCGCCACCGTAACCTTTAGGTTGTGGTGCAGATCCATTAGGAATCTTTTTAAGATCAGAGTAATTAACAGTACCTTGGTCTTTAATGGTTACGCTTGCTTTTACATTTTTCATATTACTTTCCTCTTTTGTTTGATCTTTTATTTTTTGCTTTGCTCAGAGCAATAGCAATAGCAGTCTTTTGTTTCTTACCGCTTTTAACCAATTCACCTATGTTAGCAGATATAGTCTTTCTACTGCTACCTTTTTTTAACGGCATTATTTCTTGTTCTTAGTTCCTGCTGGTCTGCCTTTTTTCTTAGCTAAGGTCTTAGCTTTAGGCTCAGACTTAGTTTTAGCTTTTGGCTTTTCTTTTTTAACCTTGACTGCGGTTTCTTTGAGGAGCTTATTGGCATCTTGGTCTGCTTTCTTGGCGATAGCTTCGATGTCGATTTTTCTATCTGCATCCTCATTGATGATCGTCCCATTGCCATTACTTATCTCCTCTTCTTTTTTAAGCTGTTCTTTATTAACAGCCTGCATTTTTTGTCTAACTGAACTCATAATTATCCTCGCATTATATCCATAGCTTTAAACTGTGCGGCTTGATCCATACGATCTCTAGCTATGTTGTCCTTCATTGTAGCTATTTCTTTCTGAATTGCCAAACGCTGCTCTGCAAGGTTGGTATTCTCCATAGATTTCATAGCATCAAACTCTTGTCTTTGTGCAAATTCTTCACGCTTACGCTGTACATCGTCAGCCTTAATATCTAATTCTTTACCCCTTAGTTCTACTAAAGGATCAGGTTGAGGTTGCGGTGGCATAAACATAGCATTGATCTGTTCTGTCAACTGAGCAATCACTGCTGCTATATCTTTAGCAACCTTGTCTTGAAGTTGTTGTTGATATTGCTGTGACACTTCGGGCGGTAGTTGTTGAATCTGTTGCATCATTTGCTGGAACTCTGGATTCTGTGCATTCTGCTCATCAACTATCTCAGCGGCTCTAAAAGATACGTGCTGATAAATGTGTGATTGAATTAAAGATAGCACCATAGGATTAGCTTGAGCTGTCATAGTTCCGTATAAGGACATGTGAGAGTTAATGTGTGCATCGTGATCTTGTCCTGCAAATGCTTGAGCTGGCATACCTGATATCAAAGATGCATTCTCATTAGCAGGATCCATAGGCATAGGTTGTGGTGGTGGCGGTAGAAGTTTCTCAACATCTTGTACACCCATAGCACCGTACATTCTTCTGTATGCTTCATGCATTCCAGTTGGGCCATGTATCTCAGGATTACTTTGTACGGTTCTTAATATCTCTTGAGCCATCATAACTCTCTGACTCATAGAGAAAGTATTAGGATCTGATACAGGTAATACGTCTACTCTTTCATCAAAGTCTTGAGCTTTAATAGTTTGGTTGCCGTTAGCTGTAAAGTAAGGATAGTCTGGTGGTAGATACTCACTGAATACAGATGCTAGTATCTCAAACTCAATCCTTTGAGAAGAATGTAATCTTTTATGGATCGCACTCATAACTCTAGTGCCACGTTCTAATAATGCAATGGTTGTTCCAACAGGAGCATTCTGATTACCATCGCCAACTTGTGTGTCAGCTATCGAAGCGAAACGCCTTCCACTGTCGACCAAGATACCCAGGAGAGAGAGTAGGGTTTGGCTTGGTTCCTTAAAAGGTAACGGTACAAAGGCATCTCGCAAACTTCCGCCTGGAGCATCCATGTCTCTGAACTCACCAGGTTGAAGTGGTTGATCATCATTACGGATACGAATACCACGGGCTTTAAATCCAGCAGGTAGATTAGATAAAGTACCTGCGTCAATTAGCTGTCTTAAAATAGAAGTAGATGCTTTAGACAAGCCACCTATCATGTGAGTCAAACCAAAGCCGTAGAATCCTAGACCTGGTAAAAATTTATAATGTACAAAGTAGTTAATACGTTGCTTTAATTGATCTGTTTCTTTGTAATTCCTACGTATAGATAAGACCTTATCATTAGCTATAGTAATGATATAAGGTAGTTTAATACCTGTTTCTTCGCCTTCTGAGTCAAGATCCTCGTAGCCTTCTAAATCTAATTCGGTATGAACTTCGTGTACTCTGCAAGTATCATCATCGTCATAACTAGGACTAACGCCTTGAAGTTCGTCTATCTCTTCTTGAACCTCATCGTAATCATCAGCCATCATATCGCCTGTAGATATATCTACGTCACGATAAAAACCAATTTGTTGTAGTTTCTTAATATCATTCATTGACATATCAATGACATGAGTAATTCTTGTAGCACTATGTAGGTCAGTAGCAGCGTAAGGTACGATTAAATCCTCACTAGGTATAAACTTTGATACAGCTCTGCCTAGATTCTGATCGTAGTAAACTTTTCTAAACGCAGAACCCGATAGCGGTAGATAAAATAGCATCTGATCTGTCTCAGAGTCATACTCTTTCATTACCTGCATAAGCTGGTAGTTCATAAACTCTTGTACACGTGATGCCTGTTGCTCTGTTTCAGCGTTAGACATACCAATAACTTGAGTCTTAACAGGCCCTTGAGATGGTAGTATTTCGTTATAAGCCTGTGCTTGGAACTGGGTAACCGATTCGGCTAAAAGCGGGTGCATAACTCCAGAGGCACCTTCAAATGGCTGGGATCTCTCTTCGTACTTCATACCTAAGTATTGAAGTCCGTCCTTGTATGTCTTCTCCCAGTCAGATCGAGACTCTTTATCAGAATCAATATTGCCCATAAGATCATTAACAACACTGGTGAGTTCAGATGAGTCTAAGTCTTCTGCTAGGTTGGCATAGAAGTTAGTATCTTCCATAGGAGGAGTTGGGGCACCGAACATAATAGAGCCATCGTCCATTTCCTCAAAGCCTTCGAGATCAGGATTCTCCTCTTCAATGTCAACCTCAACTTCCATCTCCTTTGAACGATCACGAACTCCTAGTTCTACCTGATCCTCAAAGGTAATAGCCTTATCTATGTCTGCCATTTATTTCCTTTATTTTAAAGCTTTACCAAAACCTTTTTTAGCTACACCAACGCCTTTTTTTGAAGATATTTTTGTGGTCTTGTTGTTGATCATACCTCCATCAGCTTTTTTATCTAACCTTTTTCCAGAATAAGGTTTTACATCAACTGATTTTTTTAACTCTTTTAAAGAATCAAAGGTCATATCACCATCAGTTAAAGTTCCATCTTTTTTTAATTTGAACACATAACCATCTTCTGTAATATATTTTTTAGGTTTAACTTTTTTAATAAGTTTTTTTAGTCCTTTTGCTTTTCCCATACTATTTACCTCTTGTTAGCTTCATATACTCTTTTTTCATTTCAAGTATTTCTTTAGATTCTTTGTTGATGGTTTTACTAGTTAAATATGGAGAATCTTGTTGAAGTCTGTTTTCTGCGTTATAAATTTTAGTTTTTAGTTTATCAACTTTAGGGGCTTTAGCTTTTTTCACAACTTTTTTTACAAACTTGCTAATGTGTTCTAAGCCTTTCTTTTTACTCATCATGTCTCCTAATAATATATTCTTTGTTTCGGGACTGGCTCATCATCTTCCTCATCTGAGTCCAATCGTATAAAGTTTCCTTGACGAAATCTTAGTATAGCCTGTGTTGTCGAATCTACAAAATCGTCATTCTCTCCAAATGGGAAAGCCGCACATTCTTCTATCACTTCTTCTGCAAAGATCGTATCTGGAGCCCAAACCATACCAGCTTCAAATACAGGTGACGCTGAATGTACACGTGTGACTTTGTCTCTTCCTTTAGTCGGGCGATAGTTCACAACTGGGATTCCCATCATCCTCAACTCATGCGTCAAAGGTGTACCACTTGCTTGGGATTCTACCAACACTATGTCAGGTTGCCAAGACATATATTCTTCATAGGCTGTAGTCTTCAACTCGGGAAAGTCCCAGCGTCCTTTTCTTGCATCAAGCAAAATAATAGATTCGGG